TTGCACGGGCGGCCTTGATGGGGTTCGACTCCCCGAACGAGAGGGGGCGAACGGTTTCCCCCTCTGATTGCGAGACCGCCGCATCCACCTGCGACTGCGAGAGTCCTCCGGCATTCCCGATTCGACTCAACTGCTCCTTCGTGAACTGGTAGCTCCCTCTCGGATTCTCAAGCGAGGAAGAAGCAATCGGGGCTTTCCGAAGGTCCGCTTCCGTCCGGCTCTGGATGTGCGTCCTCTGGATGGAGGCCGACACGATGACCGCCTTGGTGGGGACGTTTCGACCCTCACCGCCCCACCCGGGAAGATTGACCACAATGGGGCGAGGACGGAATCCGTTTCGAGGACGCTGGATTTGAATGATGGCGGCCCACACTTCTTCGGGGTCAACATCTGTACCGATCCCGTCCACGACGAACGAGACCGTCACCTCGCGGGGAGCCCACTGCTTGAAGGTCATCGTGACTTTGCCGCCGATGACAGACTGATCCTCGAACTCAGCCTCCTGAGATTCGGTGAGGTCTTCCGGCTGGTACTGCCCGGTGATCGGACCAATCGCCCATTTCGGCATAATTACGCAAGCCCCGGTTCTACCCCACGCATGGGGGACAACGGATCGTTCTGGTATCTCTCCCGCTTGATGTCGATGAGGTACTCGGAGACCGCTCTGGCGAGAACAAATCCGTCCAGTTGAACGGTAACAGGGACCGTGATCTTGATGGGAGTTGACCCTCCCGCCGCCGCTTGACTGCTTGTATGGGGGGTGCTTCGCGCCCCCGGTTCTGCATTTTGGGCGGGAGCCGTCTGCACGCTTTGGTAAGCGCGGCCACCCACCGAAGAATCGGAAATCGACGATCTGTGCGCCGCCATCCGCTCCATCGGAGTCAGAGAAATCCCTGCGGCTTGCTTGGCGGCGACCGACGCTCTGTACTCCTCGCCCGCCTTCTTCAACTCCCCGAGACCCCTCATGTTGTCCCGCATGGCCTGTTGCGTGACGGTCAGGGGGAGCCCCGTGGCGTTGGTCGCACTCTGTTGCGCGGAGCGGTACTCCTCGCCCGCCTTCTTCAACTCGACGAGGCCCTTCATGTTGTCCCGGGCAACCTGCTGGGTGACAGACAGTTTCTTTACGCCCGAAGCCCCGGCCTTCGCCTCGTCTCCGGTGATCCACCCCCAAACACCGGAGAAGAAGCCCTTGGCCCCTGACCACACGGACTTAATTCCTTCCCACGCGGAGGAGGCGACGGAAACCATTCCAGTGAAAGCCGCACTGACCGCATCTTTGACCCCGCCCGCGATGGAGGCGATTCCGTCGATGATTACCCCGATGGCCTTGAGCGGAATCATGGCGAGATTGGCCGCTTCCGGAATCCCGAAGAGGCCGGAACCGAACAACCACTTCCAGACCGATTTCGCCGCATCGACAATCGCGTTGAACCCGCCCACGATGCCGTCCCAAATCGCACTGACGACCGGATGGATGGACTCAACGAGGGAGACGAACTTCTCGATCAGCCAATCAAGAAACTGCCCGACGAGAGCGAAGCCCTTGAGGATGATCCCGAAGATGAATTTCCGAATGGGCATCGTGAACTTGAGCCAGCCCGTCCACAGTTTCACCACGCCGAGGAAGAAGAGGGCGAGGACTTTGATGACGAACCCGAGGAGTTTGAAGAAGCCCTTCATCCCCATGACGATCTCGGGCATCATCTCGCGCAGAGAGTCGAAGACCACGACGATGACCTCGGTCATCACGTTGGCGAGTTCCGCGAGGAACACTCCGACTTGTTCGAGGATGGGGACGAGGCCCTCCATTCCGCCCATCATCTCGAAGAGTTGGTGGACGAAAGGAATCAGGAGCTTCCCGAGGAGCTTGATCGGCTCCATGAGAACTTGCCCGAAGATCATCGCAACGGGCATGAGGGCTTCGGTGAGTTGCATCACGGGCTCCAGAAGCTCCGCGACCACCATGAACAACTGCTCGAACATCATGACCAGCGGGAGTGCGATGACGGAGATGAGGGAGCCGAAGACCTTGAAGACCATCTTGAAGATGCCGATGATCGGCTTGAGCACGTCCTTGAGGATCATGGCGACGACAACGATGGCTCCGAGCGCGAGACCGAGGGGGAGAATGAACTTGAGGAAGGTCCCGAGTGCGGGCGTGAAGAACTTCATGAGCTTCCCCGCCTTCCCGACACCCTTTCCCAAGACGCCGACGCCCTTCCCTGCGATCTTGCCCGCCTTGTTGAACCGGGTGAGCGACGCCTTCATCGCGTCGGCGGCCTTCACCGAGCCTGCCCCACGAACTCGACCCCCCAGCATCCCCGCGAACTGTTTTCCCGCCGTCGTCTGCTTCGACATCCCGAGGGAGAAGGCTTTCATGGCCGGAAGATTCTTGAGGCTGAGAGCGCGGACCATCTTGAGACCCTTGGCCCACCTGACCGCCCCCAACGCCATTCCAATGAGCCCGAAACGGGACACCTTGGAGGTCTTGGTCATTTTCTGCTGTGCCTGAACGACCCCCTGCATCTGCTTCTTCCCACGCCCGAAGAGGCGTTCGATGCGGAGCATCGCCATGCCGAGACCCATGATGACCTGAAGGGGGCTTCCCCGGGCGAGGCCCCGGAAGACCGCCCCGAGACCCGTCCCGAGACGGATCATCTCGAAGAGTCGGCGGGTCGTACTCATGCCCGCCTTGTTCACCTTGCCGAGGCCCTTGGAGAACTGCGTCGTGGAAGTCTGAGTTTGCTGGATGGTTGTCGTCGCCCCTTGAAGCCCCTTGGTCATCCCCGTGACCGCAGGCTGGGCGGCCTGAATTTGAGCCGAGGCTTGGCCCATCTGAGTCCCAACTCCCGCCAGAGCACCGGACAGACGAGCAGAGTTCTGGACTGCATCCTCCGCGTCCACGATGAACTGAATCAGGAATCTTCTGGAGCCGGGGTCTGCCACTTATTACCTCGACCTTCCCTTTGCTCTGCTCATATCCTCTTCGGCCTGCTCATTGTAGTCGATGCACCGCTGATACCACGATGACAACTCCGTGTCATCCATGCGAATGAGATCGTGATAGCCGATCCCTCCCTGCGTCGTCATGACGACGTACCAGATGCGATCTAGGACGGCCCTCCACGCTTCGGGAGTCGGAACAAAAAATCGCTACCCTGAAAGGACATCTCGATGTCCGCAGTGCAAACCGGGCAGGCGACCTTCTGCGTGAAGTCGGGTCCGGGCTGATGTTCGAGGAAAAGATCGTCGATCATGTCCAGCACGTTGACGGGCTGGCTGTCGAGGAACGTCCCGCCGAACGGCCCGGGTTTTCCTTCCCACTCCAAGAGGCACGCCACATACATCCGGTAGTTGGCCTCGACCGGGTTCTTGTTGAGAAGGGGGACGATGAGGGCCTGATCGTCCCCCTTGGGGAACCGGAAAAGGGCATTGACCCTCGGCGTTTCACTCAGGGCGCGGAAAACCCGGAGGTTTTCTTTCATCTCGAAAGTCCCGTCCTTGAGCGGAGTGACGGAAATCTCGTCCAGCTTGAACTTGACCTCGATCTTGTTCGAGCACTTCTCGCATTCGGTGTTGGCCGTCACCGTGTCGCCCATCGAGACGCGCCGGATTTCGATGAGAAGGAAGTCCCTATCCGCGACGAGCATATCCCCGATGAATCGGTTGTTGATGTTGGTGATGGGGCCGACCCGCTTGAGGCACTGGAGCAGAAGGACATCCGTGACCTTGGCGGGGTTTGACCGGACATCCTCACGAGCGATGGACTTGCGGGCCAGCCCGGTCATCGGGACGATTTCAGCGTCCTTGTGAATCTTCCCGTCCTTCCCCACGATGCCGCAGGGAAGCTGTACGACCTTGCCCAGAACCTCCGTCTTCACCTCGGACGTTCCTGCGATCTCCTCGGACATAGACAATCTCCTTGGGCACCGCCCATTAAGACACCTGTCCTACCCGAACACCGGATGGGACTTTTCTACTAGGAAGCGATGGAGATGCCGACCCGTCCCTCGTGGGCGAGTTCCATCGACTCGATCTGGACCTCGGAAGCACCCGCGTCGAGATCGGAGAACTCCATCGCCACGGGCCACGCCTTCTCGAACGTGTAAACCCGGGCAGGATCGCCGTCGCAGGTCTTGACCGTGACCTGAACCTGCGCCCGGAACTCGTGGCACGCGATCACGTCGTCGCGCCACTGGATGAGTTCGCGGCCCGGCCCGACGCCGCGCTCCAGAACGAGGTTCGGGAACGTGCGGAGGCCCGGAATCTTCCGTTGCTGGATGGGGTCCGTTCCTTCGCGGTACTCGATGACCTCGCTCTCCTCGCGGAGACCGGAGACCTTCGAGAAACCGAGATTCGCGCCTCGCGCTTGAACCTCAAAGCGGAACGCAACTGCGGGATCAAGAACTCTTGCTTCGGCCATGCTTCACCTCTTCACAAAGCGGCTTACGAAGAAGCCGCCGTATTCCTCTCGGACACCTTCATATTCTCGAACACTACGGTCAAGGATTCAAGAGCAACATCAGACTCCCTCGCATCGAGGTCCCCCATCTCATACGCCGAGGGCCATGCCCCTTGGAGTTCGATGGCCCGGGGGATGGGGAGGTTCACGAAAGCCCCGTCCTTGGGGGGACTGTGCCCGCTCGCGGGCTGGGGGCCTTCCCGCCCCCGCACCTCGATCTTGATGGTCTTGCGGAACCCCTTATCAAGTCTCTTGACTGCACGGAACCACTCAACCAGTTGAGCGGGGGAGGTAACGACGCCCTTGACGAACGTGACTTCCCCGCCCTGCCGAAGCCCCGGAATCTTCCGGATTTGAAGTGGATCAGTGCCGTCGCGCATATCGACGACCTCGATCTCCTCGCGGAGCCCCGTGACCTGCATGAACGAAGAGTCGAAGCCGCCCGACGTAACACTGAACCGATACTTCGTGACCGGATACGCTTCGGGCATCTAGCCTCCGCTACCTGCGGGCCAACTCCTCCTCGATGGTGGAACCGCCATCGAAGATGCCGAGCCGGACCACAACAAACTCAGCCGGGAAGGGCGGGTTGATTCCGACTTCGACGTTCATGCGGCCTTCCCTGATCTCGCTGGTCGGGTTCGTTTCCGCGTCGCACTTGACGAAGAACGCCCGAGCCGGGTCGCCGTCCGGGGAGAACAACTGGCCCCGGAGGAACATCGACCGGAGGAACTCTTCCACCGCGAGAGTGACCGTGGTCCACGTCCGGGGTTCGTTCAACTCGAAGATGGCGAACCGGAGGCCGCGACGCAGGGACTCCTTCACGAAGTTCATCAGACGGCGCACGTTGACGTAGTGCCTGCCGTCGTAGAAGCTCGTAAGCGTCCGGGCTCCGAAGATTCGGATGCCCTCGCCCGAGAAGGAGCGGATGACGTTGACGCCCGCCGGGTTGAGAAGGTCATGCTCCCCGTCCGACACGTTGTACGTCAGGTCGATGACGTTGCGGAGGGTGACGTTGGCCGGAGCGAACTGAACGCCCCGGGTGATCCCGGTCTCCGCGTACTTGCCCTGAACGTGGCCGCACGGCGGGGTGGAAATGCGCTGGTCCCCCTGCAAGGGGTCGCGCTCGATGAGCCACGGGTAGTACAGGGCCGCGTAGGAGGAGTCCACGTTGAGTTCGATGTTGCGGTAGTTGAGCACTTCGAGGGGCTCATCGTCCGCGAGAGGGGCGTCGAGAATGGCGATGATGTTCGCCTTCCTGTCTGCGAAGCCCACCATCTCCTTCTGGACCACAACCGACGTGATGCCGGGGATCGAGAAGAAGTTGAGTTCGGGCTGGGCGTCGAGGAGGAACATTCCGCTCTTGGGATTTTCCTCGTCCCCGATGTAGTCCGCGTCGTTGAGCGGAGCCCCCTCGGTCCCGCCGAGGAACTCCAGAGAAGTCGAGGGCGCGGGAGTGGCGAAGAGGGGATCGACCAGCGGCGGGAAGAGGTCGATGGCCTCGATGAGCTTGGACTCGTTTGAGTCCCCGGAGAGACGGGTCACGAAGTAGTCGCGGGTGTTGGAGAACTCCATCGAGAGCCCGTTGAAGGACTCCCGGAACTTGCCCGCCTCGTAGACCTTGAGGTTGAACTCCTGCGACACCGCGATGGTGGTGTCCTTGGGGAGAGTGGCCGCCGCCGTGGTAGACACTGCGGCGAACCGAACGCGCTTGCCGTCAAGCCTCTCGACGAGGACCGTGGCGTAGTTCTGGCCGTCGTCGAAGTAGAGCCTCGCGCCGATGGAGACGTTGGATGTGCTCTTGAGGAGCACGCTCGTCGCGCCGTTCACGAGGTCTTCGTCGAGGAGCGTGTTGAGGCGATGGTCGGTCGCGCTCTGGATGAGGCTTCCCACGGGGAACTCGAAGGTCGGGGGCAGGCCGGAAAGCGGGCGGATGACGAGGACCCGGAGCCCGACGTTGATGGAGTAGATGAACGCCTTGAAGGAGTTCAACGAGACCGAATCGGAGACCACGATGAGGTCCCCGACTTTGATGTTGCGGAGGGACGTGACCGGAATCTGGTACGAGCCGTTTCCGACCGGGGGGATGACGACGAACGGAGGGCTGGCCGCGACGGTCGTGCGCCACCGCTCGGTCTGGAGCGTGAGGTCGTTGCCCCACGCGCCCGGGGAGATGGCGTTCACGTCGATGGCCGGGCTTCCTTCGCTGTTGGCGACGGCGGTATCCGCCTCGGTCGCCCCGAGTCCCAGCACACGAGCGATGAAGCACCGCGTCCCTCCCTCGTTGAAGAAGGCGCGGACTGCGGGTTCAAGGAACGAGCCTTGGAAGAACGGCCCGTACTTCTCGTTGAACTGGGTCAGGTTCGTCACGAGATCGGCGCGGTCGATGGGGCCTTTTTGGGCCGCACCGACAAAGCCGCCCGTGTTGACCCCGACGCCGACGATGCGCGGAATGCCGCGCTCCTCGATGATGAAAACGTCAGGGTGAAGAGTTTCAATTCCGGCGAGAGCCATGTCAATACCCCTTGCTTATGTTAAGTAAGGGCCGTTCTCTTTGCCCCCCTATCATACATCACCGCGCCGGAACTTCAATCTTCGAGCGGTCACTTGCTCGAAGCGGACGGCCTAAAACCCGGGGAAGCGGCCCGACTTCTGCTGGGCCACGCGCTCTTTGCGCCGGGCATCCGCCGCCGTCATGTCCGTAATGTACCCGTAGCCGTGGAGCTTCCGAACCTCCCGGCTCTGGAACTGCTCCTCCGTCACCTCGACAACCTGCCGGGGGGCGAGAATGAGGCTCTCGCGCTTCCCGTTCTTGGTCGTGTCGAGGTTGATGGAAAGTTGGGTCCGACCGGGATTGGTGATCTTGCGGACCTTGAACTCAGACATCGAACCCCTCCTTACTCAGGTTTCAGAATAGAACGTTCACGATACACTCTTCGGACGTGTTTGGGAAGATTCAAGTTGCATGAGAATTCCGAGCCGACATGGGTATGGACCTCCTTCACGATAGGGGTCAAACCCAGTTCCTTGTAGACGTTGGCCTCGTTGTCGCCCGGACGGAGCCAGATGCTTCCCATGATCTTCGCGTTCAAGGCCGTGACGAAAAGCCCCTGCTCGACCCGATGCTCGGTGACGTGGGTCTGCTGTTCCATCACGCAGTAGTGGTCTCCCCCGGCCACCGAAGGGAACACCGTCCCCCAGTCGATGATTTCGGAGAGCTTGTCGATCATCTGGAGAGACTCCCTCCGGAGGGAGGATTGCGCCCGGATGGTGACGAAGATGAAGAAGAAAATTCGCGCAAGCTCCAGCTTGCCGACCCCCCGGGAGATGGACCGCTGACGATCCGGCACCCACGTCCGGATGTCCGTGTAGCCGACCATGTTGTTGACGAAGACCACGACGGAGGGAATCTTGCTGATCTGGAAGAACTCCTCCGCGCCGATGAAGACCTCGGGCCTCCCGGCGAACTTGACCTCGACCTGCCCCACCTGCGGCCCGAGCATGGTGATCGTGCGCCCGTCCTCCGCGAGACTGGAGAAGAGATTGAACTGCTTGCAAGGGTCGTTCTTGAGGTTGAAGACCTTGATGGGCTCCTCGATCTTGACATCGAGACCTGCATCCTTCTCGATGCAAAGCGTCGTGGAAGGCGTCGCAATCTCCCCGTTGTAGGTCATGGGGACGGTGAATTCCCGGTCGAGGAACCGCTTGAGAGACCGGGACACGTCCTCCATCAAGTCCTTCTCGTGGTCGTTGTAGATGAGCGTGTTGCAGAGGACAGGACGCTGACGGCCCTTGGCCCCGGGAATGAGCTTGACCTTGATCCGGACCTGCCGAGGGGCGCAAAGCGGGAAGAGAGGGAGCCGACGATCCACCATCTCAAGGTCGTTGAAAACCGTCTCAAGGGAGCCCGTGGCCGGAACCCAAGCGTCCGGGCCGTCCTGCCACACGAACCACGTCGTCCCGCCGTCATTGGAAAGCTGGTACAGGAGTTTGGCCTTGTCCTCTTCCTTCTGGTCCGCAATTTCGGGGTCGAGTACGAAAGGGGCCTCGAATGCGAAAAGGGACTCAAGCCCCTCCGCGAGCCAGTTTTGAAGAATGACGATGGTCTCAAGGTACTTCCCGTCCGGAGCGTACACCCTCTCCTCGGGGTCCAGCTTTCGGAGGGTGAGTCCGTACCCCGGGAGAAGGACCGCACGGGTGGCGGTAGCCGGGGCGATAGGGTCCTCGAAGATGATGTTCGCGTCTGCCTTGAGAAGGTCGAGTTGAGCAGGCATCAGGCAAGCCCCTTCATAATCTCGTCCACCATCGGATCGAGAACAGTGGGGGCGAACGCCTCAAGTTCAGCGACGACCGGGGCAAACCACGGGCGAGCCGGAACGAAGATGAACTTGGTGTCCCCACGAAGAGGAAACCCTTTGGCCGCGAAAAACTTCCGGATCGGATCAGAGATGGGGACGAGGGCTCCGTCCTCATGGACAGCCCCGACGATTTCGAGGTCTTGCCCTTCCTTCCCCTTCGTTCCGGGATAGAGCCCGGCGAACCAGTCCTTGCCTTCCTTCCAGACCTTCATGGCCGCCCGGAAGGAGCCGGACTCGATGAGCTTCTTGTCGTTCCCCTTGATGGCCTTCGTGACCGGATGGAGAGCGAGCCATTCGGGACGCTGGGTGTCGATCCCCGCGATGAGGAAAACGCGGGTCGCTTCCGCAAGCCTGCGCTGGGCGTTCTGCACGACCCGCCCGTTGAAAATACGATCCGCCCTTCCCAGCCGCCTCACCGCTTGCTGGAAGTCCCTCGGGGCCTTGATCTTCACCGCGAACTTCGCCATCAGATCGAACCCAATTGCTTTCTCTGCTGTTCCGCATCCACATGGAGGAGGATGGGGGACGCAAAATGCTTCTGCCGATTCCCGCCGAAAGGGGAACCCTTGGACGCCTTGATGATGTTGAAGTCGGACAGCACCCCGTTGATCTCGACGATCCGATCCCCCTTCTTGGGCAGGTATCCCTTGTAGACACAATCCAAGTCCCTGAACCGGAAGACGAGGTGGACGGCGGTCGGAATCCCATCGCCCGTGTTGTTGCGTTCGAGCTTGAAGGTGGGCTCCAGACCTACGACCTGCCCGATGATCTCCACGGGGTCGCTGTAGACCCGGTTCTGCTTGGTCTCCCGGAAGTCCGCATCGAGAGTGGTTTTGCCAAGGGAGAGTGAGCGGATTTTGACCTTGATCCGGTTGATCCGAACAGGACGAATTGCAGGGCCAAGCGGCATCAGACATTCCCGATATACATGGCAGGAGTGGTGAACTGGGACAGAATATCGTCCACCTCGACGTTCCCCGTGGTGTTCGCCCCTCCCCCGAACCCGTTGATGGCGGGCAGGGCTCCGAGGCTATACGAGTACCCTTCGACCGATTCGCTGTTGAGCCGGGTCCCAATCCCGAACGGGCTCTCGGCAGTGTCGATGTCCCCGACCTTCTGCACGCGGTCGCGGATCATGAGGAGGCACGCCCTCTGGATCATGTCGGGCACGCGACCGTACCGGGAGACGGAAACCCCTGCGGGGGCGGCAATCTCCAGAGGCTCCACCTTGAGGTCCGTGGCGTTGACGATCTCCTCGACGATCATCCCGCCGGACTTGAGTTGGAGACTCCCGGGATTCGTGATGACGCTCATCCGGGGCTCGGGGGTGTCCCCGGCGAGAATGGCTTCCCCTGCCCGGAACCCCGCCGTGCTCACGACCTTGATGATGGTGTCCCCGGCGTTCATCGGAAGAGTGGTCCGGGTCTTGATGATCCGGGTCTCGTCCACGAGCCACCCGAAGACCCCATCGAGCGAGATGAGGTGTGGCGAGTCCGGAAGTTTCATCCTCGGGGACGACATCATGACGTAGCGTTGCTTGACCTGATACGCCACGTTCGGGAAGTCGAAGGAGAAGAGGCCCTCCTTCTCCAGCTTGAGGCTAAAAAGTTCGATGATGGGGATGAGGTTCGGCATTCGGGCAACGGCTCCCCGCCCGCCGTCCACGCGCTCGATGAGACGGAGAGGGAGGAACCACTGGTCCGTGAGGCGGTTGATCCAATGGCTCATCTCAACGATGAGCCTGTCGAGACGGGCATCGTCGATCCCGAACTCGCCATCAACGCCGATTCCGGCGCACCGGACTTGCTTCCGGAGAACGTACCGGAAGTTCGTCTGGAGCCCGTTGGCATATCCTGTAGGCATCAGGCCACCTCCTCAAGAACGCGCTTGGCCCGGTGGATGGAGAGGTGACGTTCGAGGCACGCCTTCCTTCCCCGTGCCGCGATTCTCTGAACCTTCGCTTGGTCCCCGAGAAGGGTGTCGAGTTTTTTCCTAAGCTCGGATTCGTCCGAGTAGAAAACGGCCTCTTCATCCTCTACGAAATCTCCGGGAATGGTGATGCCGAGCCGCTCGGAAAGAAGCATGGCCCCGAAATACGGAATCTCCCAGTAGCGGTAGGTGTCCCACCCCCATCCGCGAACGGAGACCCCGATCCGAGAGGAACGAAGGGCTTCGTTGTACTGCTCCTTGGGCCAAATGGTGTGGATGGGCTCGAACTTGAACTCCTTGAGAACCTTGACAGCAATCTTCCGCTGGGGGTGATCGAAGTAGTGCCCCAAGTAGAACAGGGGATACTTCTCAGGGAGTCGGTCGGAGGGCTCCTCCGGGATGGCCGCGAAAGGAAGCGGCTTGATGTTCCCCTTGAGCGAGGAGTAAGGGCAATTCCCGTGGGCGTAGATTCCGTCCTTGAGGTACTCCCTCTTGAAGTACACCTTGACCTCTGCCGCCAGTTCTTGATAGAGGGGGCTTCCGTCTTCCGGATCGAGGAAGATCACGTTCTTGTTCCCCGTCTTCTTCACCCACTCCCGCCAAGGCCAGTTGCGGGATCGCGTGGAGAGAACGAGGGCGTCAGCTTCGTGGATGTTAAAAGCGTTCGGCTTGTCGAAGAAGCCCTTCATGAGATGGGTGTATCGGCAAGAGACGGGGGGCATGAGCTTGTAGGTGAGATGAACGCTCTCTCGGCCCAAAAGACGAATCATCCCGTCCGCTACGAGGTCCACCAAGTAGTCGGGGCTATCGAGAGCGACAATGGCGATTTTCGTCACGGGTACAATTTCTTCCTGACAACGTGGTAGTACAACCACGGGTCCGCGTAGTCCTCGGTGATCTCCCGCCACTCCCCTACTGTAACATCCACGCGGTCGGAAGGAAACCGCTTGGGGTCGATCATGGAGTTCCGGAGGTCTCGGTTGATCGGAGGGAAGAGGCCGATGGGGGTTCCGGAGGCATCCACTTCCCGGAAGAGGTAGGTTCCGGCCTCTGGAGTCCCCATGCGGAGAAAAATCTCCGCATCCTGTTGGTCGGCAACAGGCGTGACGACTCCTTTGCCGAAGGTGTAGGACAGTCCCGTGACCGGGCCAAGAAACTGTCTGACCCCTCCGAAGCGGTAAGTGAAGTACCTCATCTCGAAGGGCCTCCAGCCCCCCTCCCCCGGGCGGGGGAGGGGGGCACAGAAGGTTTGGTTCTACTACAGGATCAGGGACCGCCGACGAATGTTCTTCGTCTTCACGATGGCGTCCACGTTCTCCACCTGCGCGTCCACCTGATTGTAGACGATGGTTTCGATCTGGTCCGTGTTCTTGTTGAACTCCGTGAAGATGCGGGTTCCGTCGAGGATGCCCCACACGAAGTTCTTCGGGTTCACGAGCCACATGAACGAGCCCTCGAACACCGTGTTCGCAGAGCCGCTCGCCGCGCCCGCCTTGACGACATCCACCGCCGGGAACGGGTCGATGGGGACCGAGTTGGCCCCGAGCAGGCCGAGCGTCGAGTACGCCTGAGACGCCGCCGCCACGGGCATGAGCCGCAGTTCGGAGAGCGCACCCGTCGTGGGCGAGATGAGGAGCAGACGCCCCTCGCGGTCGTCACGCGCCACGTCCACGAGCAGGGTCGGGATCGCGGCCTTGAGCGCGGCGTTGATCTGGCGAGCCACCTCGACGGTGTTCAGCGTGCCGTGCGTGAGCACGATGGTCACGCCGAGCGCGGGGAGGGCGTCCACCTTGAGCTTCACGGTGTCGTTGGACGCCGTGATGATGAACGGCCCGAACTCCGAGCCGAGGAACTCCGCGCTCGTCGCCGCCGTGATGGTGATGGGGGCGTCGTCCGGGATGAGCGGAATGCGGATCATCGGGGTGCCGAGCGGAGACATCTCCGCGCCCTGCAACGCCGCGTCACCGAGGATCGTTCCCCGGTCGGACACGACATCCGCCCAGTCCGTTGCGATGGCATCGCCCACGAGCCAGCGAAGGCCCGGGTCGTTCTTGTACTGCTTGGGCATCCGACGCTTCATCTCGGAGAAGATGCCCTTCTGGATCGACGAGCCCTTGGCATCGACGATGTGCGCCCCTTCGGTCTGGATGTTCCAGCCGTTGAGACGGCGCAGGAGGCGATCACGGGGCGAGGTGCCGACCGTGGTCACGTCGCCGTTGATGGCGAGGTCTTCCATGTCGGTCGAGATGCGCTCGACCATCGTGTTCATGATGGTC